TAAGGCTATAGTTTCTTACGCTCAAAGACAACTTTGTTGTGTAGTCACTTCGCACAGAAATCCCAATCCGAGCCTCGAGAGTAATCTCGTTCAGCAAGGAGTAGACTTATAACTGCTCTGGATAGTGCTATTATGGTAAGTCCCATAGGTGTGTCCAATTTCTTTGGCTCATCACAATGCATTGTCGGTGACTAGACCCTGAGATGGGCAACTAGGAGGACAACGAATAGAATAGTTCGGGCATAGCAATGTGCTAGGATCGAGGTCTACGCATTCGTGGAGCAACATAGCTGCCGTTTCTTATAAGGATACGGTAGTCGTTGACAGCACTAATCAAACACAAATTTATTCATGTTTAATATAATGCAAAACATTGTAAGTGGTTTTTGGAATTCGTTCTTGTTACTTGAGTCTATTATCACTCGAACAGCGAAAGCTGTAGCTCGAAAGAGCAGATCCCTTGAAAAAGGAAATCGATGGATAAGACAACACGAGTTCAAGAACTTTGTGAAAATAACCGCATGAATAACAGCGAGTACGCATATGAGAGGTTACTACAACATTCTTATAGAACGAGTAGGAAAGTTGATCAAAGCATCTGGCTTCACATGGGCTTACGCCTATATGAAGGAGGTGTTAAGATTAACTACTAAATCATTAGCCGGGAATCCAGAGTTTGGTACCTCTTTTGTAAAGAGGGACTATTATGGGTTGCCGACAATCGTACCGGGCCCTATCCGAATTATGTTCAGGTCGTTCATCGATGATGGACTTTCTGGACAAGTTCAGAGAAGGGTAATAATCGCTACACTTTCGTTACTAGCTATCTTTAGAGTATTCCCTGTGGAGGTTAAGCCATCATTATTAACAATAATGAGACCTTTCGCTGGAAGAGTGAGAACTCTCCCAACATCCGACACAGTTCGTGCTTTAAAGAGTCTAGGAATCAAGGGAGCATTACCTAAGTTATATCTAGGTGAGTTTAAACCTTTGGTTTCTCAAAAAGCTGGTCCTAACGGTACCTTTGCAACCTGGAGTGCTGGGATAGACGCAATTGCGTTTATCTCGCATCCAGATAAGATATTACCTTTACTTCGATGGATGAAAATCCAAAGAGCGTATTGGTGGATAGCTTATTTTGTTTTCTTAAATCTTGCTTTCGGTTGAATCTATTTGATTCTCCGAGCGCTAGGACTTTGTAAAACACTGCAACTAGGTAAGTTAGCCGTTGTATACAATCAAGCAGGTAAAGCGCGAGTCGTTGCCGCCACCAATTGGTGGTATCAATCTTCTTTCGCTGGACTACATGAAAGTATATTTCGCTTATTAAGAAATGTCGTTCAGGATGGAACTTTCGACCAGGCAAAATGCTATAACAAGCTTTTGCTTAGATCCGACTTCAGAGAAAATCTGAGCGGATATGATCTTAGTGCCGCCACTGATAGACTTCCAATTGACCTTCAGAGCCAAATTCTTAACGAACTTGGTATCCCTGGTGATCTTTGGCAAACTTTACTGTCAATAAATTGGCACTACAATGCTCTCAAAGAGACAACAATCCTTCGTAAAAACGAGGAAGGTGGTTTCGATGAAGCAGTCCTTGGAAAAGGAAGTAGTATCGATATTCGATATGAAGTCGGGCAACCTATGGGTGCCCTGAGTTCGTGGGCTATGTTAGCACTATCACATCACGTGATCGCTAGAATAGCGTTTATTCAAAATTCGAAAAAACCTGAGTTCGGAAATTACGCAGTATTAGGGGACGATATTGTTATCAATGATGACAATGTCGCTTCTACATACTTAACGTTAATGGATGACCTAGGTCTGACAATTTCAATGGGAAAATCTGTAATCTCGAAAGATTTTACGGAGTTCGCAAAGGAATTGAAAGGTTTTGGACTTGACATAACGCCACTAGGAGCAGGTATAATTTTATCTGCGACTAGAAGTGCCTACTATCTACCGACTCTCATATTGAAAGCGATAGATAAGTTTGTCTTATCACCCGAC